GTCGCTGTTCTTTCGCAGTCGCCCGAACCGGCTGCTGCCGGCTCTCGTTCCACCCAGGCGGGAAATCACGCCTCTCGAAACGTCCGTAGCGTTACCCACCATCGTCCCGTCGGCGGCCATCGCCGCGCATGTCCCCGTTGTGTCGGCTCAGCCGACGGAAAGCTCTAACATGGCTACCATCGTTCAGGATCTCGACATTCTCGAGCTCGTGCTCGGAGACATCGCCGCCTTTGCCGCGGGCAAGCCCGTCACGCAGTCCATCACCGAAGGCGGCTCGACGTACTCGGTGACCGTTCAGGTATTGCCGAGCGGCCCCGTCGCGCCGTTCCAGACCTTCAGCGGCGGGTTCCTCGCCATTCTGTCCATGATCCTGGTCGACTTTGCCTCGTTCAGCGCCGGCCAGCCGATCCAGATCGCCGAGCGTATCGGAAGCAGCTGGTACGGAACCAGCGTTGCTGTGGTTGCCAAAAGCGCCTAGTGCCTAAAGAATCTCAGGATTCGCAGGCGCCGGATCAGGAAGGCCAGCGAGCGCGTACGGCGTGACGCCGAGCGCCGTTGCGATCGCGAGCCCGTTGTAGAACTCCGGCTCAGCAGTGAGTACGCTTTCAGGTTATAACATACTTTACTAAAGTACGTTACTTCGGTATGCTTGTGGCATGGACAAGCAGCCGATCCCAGAGACGATGTTGGAGGCCGTGCGGCAATTCGCCGATCCGCAGGTCGCGCACGATTTCTTTGTCCAGATTCGCTTCCCGCACGGTGTTGCTTGCCCGCGTATGGGTTGCGGATCGGCACGGGTCGCCTACATGGCAAATGCCCGGCGTTGGTATTGCAACGAGTGCAAGCGACAGTTCTCGGCCAAGGTCGGTACGATTTTCGAAGATTCGCCGATCGGGCTCGACAAGTGGTTGCCGGCGATTTGGCTGATTGCAAGCAATCGGAACGGTATCTCATCGTATGAGCTTGCTCGCGGGCTCAAGGTTACGCAGAAAACGGCATGGTTCATGTTGCATCGTATTCGCGAAGCGATGGCGGACGAATCGTTCGTAAAATTTGGCGCGCTCCCGGTTGAAGTAGACGAGACCTTTGTCGGCGGGAAAGCCAAGTCGCCGCGCAACGAAGCGGGCCGCATGGTCAAAAAAGGCCCGAACTACAAGAAAACGACCGTCATGGGAATCGTTGAGCGTTCGAACGCCGATCGCACCGGAAGGATTCGGGCCTTTGTGGTGCCGAGCAATCGCCAGCACACGCTCTCCGATAAAATACGCGAACACGTTGCTCCGGGGTCGGTCGTCTACACCGATGGCCTCGCCTCGTACCGCAGGCTCAACCGCGATTACGTCCATCACATCATCGACCACGCATACGAGTACGTGCGCGGCCACGTTCACACGAATAACATCGAGTGCTTCTGGTCGGTGTTCAAGCGCACGATCCGTGGAACGTACATCGCGCCGCGCCCGCAGCATCTTCAACGCTACGTGAATGAACAAGTGTTCCGGTTCAACGAGCGCGAGACCACGGATGGCCCGCGTTTCGCGAAAGTGACCATGGGCGCAGATGGTAAGCGTTTGACGTATCGGGCCTTGATTGGTAAGTAACTTTCCGATATAAGAGAGAGGGCTTCGCGAATGCGGAGCCCTCTCTCAGCCTAGCTTGTTTTGGATTCGACGCACAGCGCCGGGTAGTGTCGGGGAAGTAGCACCGGGTTCATCACCTCCTTTCGAGGGGTTAATAGGCTGGTCAGTCCGCGGGGGTAGTCGCGTCGGCGACACTCCCGCGTTTCTTTTCGTAGTCGTCCATGGCGTCGATCCAACCGAACAAAGCCTGTCGATCGTCGCGAGAAAGGGACACTATATCCACGTCAACGCGCAGTTCGGCTGTACCGCCGCTCGCAAATTTGATCGTCTTAGCCGACTTAGATCCAGTCAGACCGTTATCGGGGTCGGCACCGGTTGCTTTTTCCTCGCGCTTCGGCTTCTTGCTTCGAGAGGCGGATGGACCACCGCGGCTCCGCGGAGCTCGGCTCTTTACGGACCTAAAGTGAGGCGAGACCTCAAGCCCCGCCGCCTGGGCAGCGGCCATGAAAAAGGCGACGCATTTTCGCACCGTCTCCCCCGTAACGCCCTCGGCGCGAAACTTCTCATCCAGCTCCCCTTGGGTAGCCCGCTTCAAGTTAAATCCGTCGCTAAACAAAAACGGGTAGCCGTCCGCGAGAAGCGACTTCCACATCGGTGCTCGATCGGCGCCACTTAAGGCCGCTAACTCGACCAACCTATTGCTGGGCTTCTCGCCGTCCCGCAGTTTGAAATAGTCCAGAGCCGCTACGAGAGCCGCCTGAGAGGCCCCGGACATCGACTTCATGAGGCTCTTGTCGATCCGCGTGGGCATGTGGACTCCCAGACCGTCTATGAAGCCATTCAATGTCGTGAAGCTAAGATAGGGTGGCGCCGTACGTTTTTCTTTTGGTTCCATTGTTCCATTCCCCACTCTTCCTAAGAGATAGACTCAAAGAATACCATTCCTAAGGTGGGAAATACAAGGCTTAGGAATAGATTATTTCAAGACTGCATATTGCGTTGAGCTTAGGCAGTACTAAGATGTAGATATGAGTACTGCCAAGGGTGACCGAGTTATCGCTAAGGTTTACGGGGGAAGGTACGTTTTTGCCCGTGTTTGGGCGACCTCCGCCGCGTCGGTTGAGCTTACCGCGGACCCGTATTACAGAGCCTTACTAGGCGGGGCTAACGCCCCTATCCCGATACCGTTCCCGGCCGATGAAGTGTTCTTTGACGACGCGATTCCCAGGGCTGAGATTGAGGCTGGGCGCGAGCCAAGTCAGGAAACGCTGAGAAGATGGCGACCCTCTTCCGTCCGAGGCCCAAAAGGTGTATGATGGGGACGCGCTCGTAGCTCAATTGGATAGAGCAGGTGTTTCGCAAACCCAAGGTTCCCGGTTCGAGTCCGGGCGAGCGCGGCAGGTCGATCGCAGCGGCGTACCCAGGTATAGCGAGAGGGACGCGCTTTTGATATACTTGGGCTGCGAAACACCTGCTATGGTATAGCTACGAAGAGGCTGAGGGGTCTAACCCTCAGCCTTTTCCGTATTCTTAGGTGTTCGCTTAGGCTTAGCTTTATCAGCGGCATCCTTCGGAACGCTCACCAACCCGGAGACAACCTTCTTGAGGTCCTCGATCGGGATAAGCGGCTTCAACGGTTCCGGTTTCTTTGGCATGGGGCGATCCTACCACGCCTTGCCCTGTCACGGTGACCTTCATATTAGGAGACTTTCCCACTTTAGTCAAGTGAGTTATAACCCGCTTTCATATCGAGCGATGCTTTGCGAACTGATGCCGGATCGAGCAGCAACGTCAGCATAGCTGAGGTTCGCCCGTTCGCGTATCAGCTTCAGCCGTTCTCCGAAAGATAACTTGTCGGAGCCGATGCGCGGAACCTTAGCGCCGCGGCGAGCATTCGCCATGGCCTGAGCGTAAATCAAAACACTGGATCAAGTGTTTGACAAAACTTTATCCAACGTGTTAGAGTCGGCGTATGACAATCGCTGAAGCACTCGATACGTCTCTGAAAAAGGCCGGTTGGAGTCTCGCGCAGGCTGCCGTTGCAGCCGAAGTCGGCGAGGCGACGGTGCGCCGCTGGGCGCGCGGAGAACGCGGCATGCCGGCCGCCGCTTGCGAAAAGCTGCGGAAAACGTTGCCCGGATTTGCCGACCTCCTCGATCAGCGCGCGGTCGCTTAGTCGATGCACAACGCTGCGACGGTACCATCCACATCGAAACTTTATTTGCTCAACGCCCTTGTGGCGATTTCGCTCACGGTTGGGATCGAGACGTTCACCGCAGCCATGGAGGGCGCCGCGACCAAGTTGCTCGGCCCCGACTAGGCTTTTCCCCGCGCGTCGGCGGCCGCGCAAAAAGCCGCTTAGCCCGTAAAACGCCGAGCGCCGGGCTCTCTTCTCACAAGTTCCCGGCGCTCTTAGAGGATCCGATCCATGTCTCTTTACCGACACTTTAGCACAGAGGACCCCCTTCCGCCAAGCGGCGGCGGGGCGAGCGCGCCGATCGTGGCCCAGCTCGGAGACTTTTGCCGGGGTAACACCGCTCACGGCACGCGCCTTGCGACCCACGTGCGTGCCGATCGGGTCGTGTGCGAAACCTGCGCATACGACTACGATATGGCCCGCGCGGAGGCGTGCGCAGCATGAGCGAGCACGCGGCGATCGAGCCACTGAAAGCAGTTACGAGCGGCCGACGCATCTTTTCGGTCGATCAGGTTCTTTTCGTGCTGCACGAAACTCGCGCAGCCGGCCAGGACATAGCGACCGTTCAGGATTTGGTCGACCAGGCATTCGAGTCCGCGAGCGATACGGTCCTTGGCGATATCGTGCTCGAGGCGCGCGTGCGCAAAGAGGCGACGACGCTCGATCTCGATTGGATCGAGCATCGCGCGGTCGCGGCGCTGTTCAACCGCGCGGTATCCCGCCGCAGCGATGAGAAGCAGAAGATCGCGATCCCGCACGAGCGCCTCGATATTTCGCTCGAGCCGAAATTCTCGACGGTGGAATGGGACGTCGACGTGCTCGAGACGGTCCGGCCGATGCTCAAACCCGAGGAGCAAGCGAAGCTGCTCAAGGTCGAAGAGGCGCACGACGAACTGGTTTTGCCGCTCTCGGACACGCAGAAACTCGCGATCGAGTCGGCGATCGCGCTGATCGACTTTTGGCGATCAAAAGAGAACTCCGAGAATAGCGTGCAACAGGGGCTTCGATCGTTGCTTGAGACGCGCAAGGTGCCGCGCCGCGTCGTGGCCGGCTCGACGAACAGCATCGATGCGATCGCGCGCCGGTACGCGGGTTCGAACGTCGAGCAGCTGATTACGAGCGCTCGCAAAGTGAGCAAGGTTCGCGACGATCTGCGAATTACGCCGCGCGCGTCGACCGAACCCAAAACCGTGTCGGGTGCCGCATGATGAGTAATCACGACGAGATCGTCGCCGTTTGCTTGCAGAGCGCGTGCATCCGCGCGGCCGCAGTGATGTTGCAAGACCTGCGAACAGACGAATGGACCGACGAGGACGTTCGTGGGATCGATATGGTGGCGCGGTTACTGTACTTTCAGGCTACGGCTACGCCGTGGGAGCGCGGTGACGAGAAATGATGCGCGAGCCCGTGCAATCTTCGAGCATTCAGTCAATCGGCTACGATCCGGACGGCCAGGTTCTCGAAGTCGTTTTTAAGGCGCACCCGCTAAAGGGCGCCGTCGTTTGGGAGTACCGCGACGTCGCGCCCCAAGAGCACTACGAGCTGGTAACTGCGGAATCGATCGGTCGAGCGTTCAATTTCATCCGGGCGTCGAAGCCGGCGCGCAAGATCGCGACGATCGACTCCGATGGTGTCGAGCACGCGATCGAAGAGGTGGCGCATGCCGAATAACGCTGCGCTCGCGGTCGTCGCGGATTCTACCGCGCTCGCGATCATCACCGCGACCGGGCTCAAGCGCGAACAGATCGAGCTGATCAAGAGCACCGTCGCCGTCGGCGCGACGGACATGGAACTCGCGCTGCTCATTCAGACGGCCCATCACCGTGGCCTCGACTTGCTGACTCGTCAGATGCACTTTGTGAAGCGCAAGGTGAATCGGCAGAATCCGATTACCGGCGCCTACGAAGACGTCATGGTCGGCACCATGCAGACCGGCATCGACGGCTTTCGGCTGATTGCCGATCGCACCGGAAAGTACGACGGGCAAGACGACGCCGAGTTTGAGTATCTCGATCCGGCGAAGAAGACGTACCCATTCCTGGCCCGCGTTCGCGTCTATAAAACGGGCGTCGGCCGGCCGTTCGTCGGGACCGCGCACTTCAGCGAGTACGCGCAGACGAAATACAACGGCGAGCTGACGATGATGTGGAAAAATAAGCCGCACGTTATGCTCGCGAAGTGCTTCAGTTCGGACACTGAGATCCTTACGGATCGCGGCTTTCAGCGATTCGCCGAAGTGACCGGGCGTGTGTTGCAGGTGAGCGAGCGTGGGCTAGAGGTGATCAGCGCGAAGCCTTTTGCGCAAAGCTACGACGGGCCGATGGTAACACTTGACAGCGACGATCTTAACTTTTGCGTGACGCCGAACCACGATATGGTTACGACCGCGGGTAAGATTGAAGCGGGCGTGATGTACGAAGCTGCTCGAGTGAGGCCGCAATTTGAAATTCCTCGCAGCGTACGCGGTTCTCGGCCGCTCGCGGATGTCGCAGACGCTCGCCTCGTGTTGCTTGGCGCCTATCTTGCTGACGGTAGTTGGAACAACGGCCATCCGCGAATCGAAGTTTCTCGGCCGCATAAGGTTGAGCGCCTTCGTGCGCTTGGTCTTCACAGCAAAGAGTCTGTCAGGCAAACCGCCGGCGACGTTGCGGTGGCTCGAGGCGGACGCACCGTCGTTACAAAATCTGACAAGACGACGTTCCATTATGCTCAGGATTTATTTGAGCCGTACGTCTACGGGGTTGCTAAAGCGATCGACATGGCTGCAATGCTCGGGCTGGCGCGAGAGCAGATCCGCACGATCGTCGACGCCTGGATAGCGTTCGACGGCAGCATGAACAAGAAAACCGGTGTGCGTCGCTGGTATTCTTCGAGCCCGGAGCACGTTTCGTCGTTCGAAGTGATGGCCGTAGCCGCGGGGTACGCGGTCAACGTCGCGCGGACGCGCATCTCAGACATTTCGCAACGGCCGAATTACGTCGTTACTATCAGCTCTCGGGACGCGATCGGCGTCCGCCGATGGGGTCGCGAGTACAATTACGCGCGATCTGAGCCGAATCGTCATCATCCCGGACTGGTGCTAACCACGAATGGAAGCAGTCAGGTGTGGTGCGTCACGGTCCCTAGCGGGGTTATCGTCGTGCGTCGGAACGGGTTCTCGATGCTCTGCGGCAATTGCGCGGAGGCCCTCGCTCTGCGCAAAGCGTTCCCGGAGAACCTTTCCGGGTTGTACACGGACGACGAGATGCCGACGATCGACGGCGAGGCGATCGTGCACACTACACCGGCAGCGCGTCCGACCGGAACGGTGACGCAGATGCCGCAACGTGAGCAGCAGCCAGCTGCCGCGGCGACCGATCACGCACCGATCATCGTCGACGTGCCTCCCGAGGGGTCGGATACTGCAACGCTGCGCGCGTGGGTCGGGAAGAAGCTTGCGTTCTCGTCGAAAAACTGGACCGGGAAAGAGATGGCGCATGCCTGCGCCGAGGTTGCCGCGGTGCTCGGTCGCGATCCGGCGACGGTGACGCCGAAGACGCTCTCGCAGGATCTTGTGGCGTACCGCGACGCGATCGCCGCTGCGCGTACGGCTCCTGTCCAAGAGCCAGCCGCCGAGACGGCGATGGCTGATGCGGCACCGGAAGCCGATACGCCGGCCGAACCTTTGGGGCGCGCCCTCGACGACGTTGCGACGCTCGCCGGATCCGAAGCGTACAGCGCGATCGAGGCATACCTGCGCGAGCACGGCATCGACGAGGAGAATGCGACGCTTCAAGAACTGGTCGCGCACGCTTCCGAGGCCGACGGCACGGGCGTCGTGTACGCCTGGCGTCGCCTCAAGTCCGCAGGACTCAAAGTGCTGCTCGAGCTGCTACTCAAGCCGATGCTCAAGCCGGAGAAAGACGAGGTACCCAGTTGAGATCCCATATCGTCAGTCAGGTGCGTCCCAAGCGCGTTCCCGCGATCCTCGAGCCGCTCGAGGTGAAGCCGCGAGCGGTCATGGTGGGGCGGCCGGAAGAAGTTGTCGTCACGATTGGGGGGCGCGGCCGGCTGATCTGCGTGCGTCCCGCGTATCGCGTCTATGAGCCGCCGTCGGTCGGCGATCAGATCGAGGCTGCGGTTTCGGATCGCCTGGATCAGTTCGGCCGACTGCTGTCCGACGTACAGAAACGGGCGCATTTGCTCGTTAGATTCGCTCTGAGCGCGTTTCGTGAGGTCGATGGCCTTCTGTGGGGGCGTCCGGACCATCCGCGCGCGTCCTGGGCAATGTACGGGGGCATTTTCGTGATGGCGCTCGCGATCGGGTACTGTCTCGTGATGCTCGCTCGGCTCGAGCTCGTCGGGCGATGAACCCTCCAGAGTCGCAGAACCTTTCAGGAGACGCCATTGTCGAAACAACGCCATTTCCCGTTCTTTCCAGAGCATTGGAAGGGGGAGGTGTCCCTTCGGATGTGTTCCTCGGCAGCGCGGGGCCTCTGGATCGACATGATGTGTGAGATGCATAGCGCCGAGCCGTACGGGCACCTTTGCACCGCGACAGGCGTGCCGATCACGACGGTCGAGCATCTTGCAAGGATCGTCGGCGAAAACGCAAAGGACGTTCGTAAATGGCTTGGTGAGCTCGAAAGCGCGCAGGTGTTCTCGCGTACCGAGACGGGCATCATTTTCTCCCGTAGGATGGTACGAGACGCCGAAGGACGTCACGCCTGGAATGAGCGCCAGTCACGCGCTAGGTCACGCGTTCGTCACGCGCTTGATAACGGCGATGTCACGCAAGTGTCACGCCGAAGTCACACCACTAAAGGTAAGGGTAAGGGTAAGAGAGATACGGAGAATGCGTCAGGAGCTAAAGCTCCTTCCGATTCTCTTTTGCCGGACTTTGGCGACCTGGAGCCGGAGATTTCGGCGTTTCTCGAAGCCGCTGCCGCCGTAAACAGGTCCGGCAAGATCACGCCTGGCCGCACTCTCGCGGTACGCCGGGAGCTGCTCGAAGCGCTTTCTCGCGTCGGCGATCGAGGTGCGTTTGCCTATGGTCTTCGTGAGGCCGTCAAGCGTGGAATCGGGAACGTAAACTACGCCGTCAAAGCCTCCTCGAGCTTCACCCCGCTGATGAGCTCGACCGAAGAACCTTCCCGCGAAATTGAGATTCTCGACCCGATTCCAGAATCGGTGATAAATGGCGCTTCGTGAGCCAGCTCGCGGCATCGGAACCGCGTTCTTACGCCACGTCATCGAGGTCGGTGAACCCAAGCCGTATCGCACCGGATTCACCGTGCTCGACATGACGCAAGTCGGCGTTTTTCCGGGCCAGCTACTCGTGATCGGGGGCGATAGCGGTGTTGCAAAAACCGGGCTCGCGGAGCGGATTGCCCTGAATCTTGCGGCAGCCGATATCCCGACGACGTACTGCCAGCTCGAACTCACGCAGCAGCGCGCTCGCGAGCGGTTTTTGGCAAAGATCCACGGCAGTTCGCCACAAGGGTTTTACTTGGACCTGCGCAGCGAACTCGACGAGCACGTCGACGCCGCCCGCGCGTCGATCGCGACGCTCGACGCTTTGCCGCTGCAGCTGATCGCACCCGATCCGCGTCCGGGTGACGCAAAAGTTTCTGCCTGGCAGCCCATGACGGCCCGCCAGTGCTTCGAGACGGCGTATCGTAACGGCAGCAAGGTTCTCGCGATCGACCACGCTCGCGAGCTCGTCGGGTGGCTCGATGGCCGTACCCGCGAGGGCAAGCACGCGGCGACCGAGATCGCGCGGGAGATTTCCGAGCTGACGGTCGCGAGCGGCTTGGGCGTCATCCTGCTGCATCAGCTCGCGATCGACCCGGCGCACGTGAACCGCCGGCCGAACAAGGGGCAGTTCATGGACTGCCGGGCGCTCGTGCAAAAAGCCGATGCGATCGTGCTCGTTCATCGGCCGTTTCGCGCCATCGGCGGGATCGATGACCGGATTGCCGAGCTGCTCATCGAGAAAAACCGCAACGGGCGCGAGGGGTGCGCGCACACGCATTTTATGCCGGGTCCGATCGACTTCGCGAGCATGACGCCCGAAGAGGCATGGGTCGCCGAGTGCTGCCGCGCCGCGAACGAAAAGCGCGCAAAACAACGTGCCGAGGCGAACGCCCGGCGAGAGGCTGCAGATGCAAAATAACGACATGGATCTTGTCGATCGCTATCGGGAAAAGATTTGGCGCGACGCGGCGCAGGCCGCGATCGACGAGCTGGCACGCACGCGGTCCGAAGCGCTGCTTGAGGTCTACACGACGGCCGCCGGCTGGACGCTCGAAGAGTACCTCGAGGATTTCCGTCGGCGAGTTCACGCGCAGGCGATCGTGGATCTCGCCGTGCTAGGATTCCCGCATCCGCGACTTGCGTGGAAGCAGATCTCGGACGAGCTGCACGCATGGCGGGACCGTATGGACGCCATGCTCGCCGCGCACTTTGCGCTCGTGCGGCTGTACATGACGGCGATGAGCGTTCACGATCGGCGCGGCGGCGGGCGCTGGGATTGGCCGGCCGAGGATCTGCTCGAGGCGGAGCTCGAGACGGGCATCACCGAAGCGAAAGCGCGCGCGCGACTTGCGGATCTCGAACGGCGCGAGCGGTCTGGCGCGAGGTCGGCAGCGTGAACGCCGTTGGATCAAAAGCATCGTTTGCCGCGGCGCGCGAGTTGCTGGCAAAAGCGTCCGCGGCGTGCGGTTGCGAGCGGTGCAGCGACGTCGTACGGATCGTGAGCGGCAAATGATCCGGCCACCGCTCACGCGCCGCGAGTACGAGATACTGCAGCTTGCGCTGCGCCGTGCGGCCGCGTTCGAGAACGAGTGCGGCAACACGATCGCGGCGCACTTGCTCGTCGCCTTGTCGGCCGACGTCGAGCGGTCGGAGCGGCGTGACGCCGCGTGAACGAGCCGTCGCTCTTCGACCCGTCGCCCGCGCCCCAATTTATCGACGCCAAGCCGCTTGGAGACGTTCGCGACGTGATCGCGACGGCCGAATACTGCACGATCGTCTTCGAACGCGGATCGCTGCAGCTCGCAGCGTCGGCATTCTTCTCGCTCAGCCGCACGCTCTCGCGTAAACCCACGCACTAAATTTGAAACGATTGGAGAACCCGATCATGAAATGCAAACTTTGCTCAAATTTCGTAGGCGACAATTACGTCACGATCTGCGCCGCGCTCCGCTACTACGCGCTCAAAGAGCAGCACGAAGCGGATGCGCGGATCGCGGCGATCGTGCGTGACTGCGATGATGAGACGCGTATTCGCGAAATCCGAGAACATTTCTCGCTTGGAAGAAGCCACAATGAGCGCGCCAAGTAACCGCGTGAAGCCGAAGGCGAAATGGCAGCCGTGCCACCGGTGCGGCGCGAAAGACTTCACGTTGTCGGTCAACGGCTCGGCCGTGCGGGAGTGCCGCGATGCGCGGGCGTGCACACGGCGGTGCGGGAAATGATTACTTACGAAGCGTTTCTTGCCGACAAGGCGCAACTCGGTTGCACATCGGGATTCGACCCGACCTGGATGCCTGACTTCCTGTTCGACTTCCAGAAGGCGCTCGTCGAATGGGCTGTCCGCAGGGGGCGCGGGGCGATATTCGCATCGTGCGGACTCGGCAAGACGGCCGTACAGTTGACCTGGGCCGAGAACGTCGTGCGCCACACGAACGGTCGCGTGCTCGTCCTCGCGCCCCTCGCAGTCGCGGCGCAGACCGTCCGGGAGGGGGCAAAGTTCGGGATCGAGGTCAATCGTTCAATGGACGGACGCAATGTGCGGCCAGGGATCAACGTAACGAACTACGAGCGCCTCCACCATTTCGACCCGAACGACTTCGTCGGCGTCGTGTGCGACGAGTCGGGATGCATCAAACACTTCGGCGGGCACACGCAGTCAACCGTTACCGAGTTCATGAAGAAGATGCCCTACCGCCTCCTGACGACCGCGACGCCTTCGCCGAACGACTATATCGAACTTGGAACATCGGCCGAGGCTCTCGGAGAACTCGGTCGCATGGACATGCTCGCGACGTATTTCAAGAACGACGAGAACTCGCTCCATCCGATATTCTGGGGCGCGCGGTGGCAGTTCAAGGCGCATGCCGAGAGGCTGTTCTGGCGATGGCTATGCTCGTGGGCGCGCGCCGTCCGCAAACCGTCCGACCTCGGGTTCGACGACTCCGCGTTCGAGTTGCCCCCGCTCGTCATGAACGAGACAGTCGTCGCGCGACGCGAGGCCTTCAACGGGCAACTCTTCGCCCTTCCGGCCATCGGACTTGACGACCAGCGCGAGGAACGCCGAATGACGCTTGCCGAGCGGTGCGAAATGGTCGCCGAGAAATGCGAGGGCAAGGACTCGTCCATCGCGTGGGGCGCCCTGAACGCCGAGACCGACCTCCTGGAGAAACTCATACCAGGGGCAGTGCAAGTGAGTGGGTCGGACCCGGATGAGCGCAAGGAGGAAGTCTTCCGCGCGTTCGTCGACGGCGAGGTCCGGGTGCTCGTCACGAAAAGCAAGATCGCCGGGTGGGGGCTCAACTTTCAGCACTGCGCTCACATGACTTTTTTCCCAAGCCATTCTTACGAGGCTTATCACCAATCCGTTCGACGGTGCCACCGGTTCGGTCAGAATCGGCCGGTCGTCGTCGACATCATCGCAACCGAAGCGGAGATCAACGTCATGAAGAACCTCCAGGCCAAGTCCGAGGCGGCCGATCGCATGTACGACGCGCTCGTGCGCGAGATGAACAACGAACTCCGGGTTGACCGCGCGTCCATCGCAGTCGGGGAAGTCTCGGTGCCGTCGTGGCTGTAGCGTCGACCGACGTCCCCCAGGTCGTGACGGACCGATACGCCCTCTACAACGCCGACTGCGTCGACGTGCTTCGGCAACTGCCAGACGAGTCCGTGCATCTCTCGTTGTACTCCCCGCCGTTCGGCGGTGCCCGCGGCGGACTGTTCGTCTACTCGAGCGACGACCGCGATCTCTCGAACGCGAGCAGCTACGAGACGTTCCTCCGGCACTACGGGTTCGTCGTCGAGCAGGTCGCGCGCGTCACGAAACCCGGGCGCATCTCCGCCGTTCACTGCATGGACACTCCTCTCCCCGGGCAACTCCTCCGGGATTTCCCGGGCGACATTATCCGCCTCCACGATCGGCACGGGTTCGGGTTCCACGCGCGCTATGCGATATGGAAGGAACCGCTCCGCGTCGCGATCCGTACGCGCGCGCTCGGTCTCACCCATCGGCAGATCGTCAAGGACTCCACGATATGCGGGAACGCCGGAGCCGACTACATCCTCGTCTTTCGCAAGAAGGGCGACAACCCAGATCCCGTGGCGCACCCGAATGGCCTGCCGCCGTATTACGCCGGGGCGCGCGAGATACCGGAGGGTTACCTGGCGCGGTACGCCTACTGGACGGACCATCGCACGAACAAACTCTCGCAGTGGATATGGCAGCAGTACGCCTCGTCGATATGGGACGACATCAGGATAAACCGCGTCCTCTCGTACAAAGCCGCGCGCGACAAGGACGACACGAAGCACATACACCCGCTCCAGTTGGACGCCATCGAGCGCGTCGTCACTCTGTGGTCGAACCCGGGTGATACGATCCTCTCGCCGTTCGCGGGTGTCGGATCGGAAATATATGGAGCCCTGCGCCACGGACGACGCGCCATCGGGGTCGAACTGAAGGCCAGCTACTATCGGCAGATGATCCGCAACGTCGAGCACGCCGAGGGCAGCCTTGACCGACCGGAGGCGCAAGGGTCGTTCGAGTTTGACATGGACGCGGCCGACGAAGAACCCGGTGAGTGAGGCGCCTCCGATCACGTTTGCGATTCTTCATGCGACAGCGCCGCGCGCGAACGAGGTCTCGCGTGAGCATGCTGGTCGCCGAACGCACGCGTCAACCGGGACTCTTCACGTGATCGTCGCGATCGCCGTCCAACCATCTCGCTACGAGCTCTACGAACGTATTGCCGTCTTCGAAAGGAATTCAAATGGCCAAACCAGCTGCCCGTAAGAAGTCCCCGCCCCCGGCCGTGAAACCGGGTGGTCGAACACAGCGTATCCGCACGTGCACCGCATGCGGAGTCCCGGCCGGCATGACGCATTTCAACGGGTGCCCGAATTTTTCGTGCGTCGAATGCGGCATGATGGCGGGATCGCACGGCGTCGAATGCTCAAGGAATATCGTGATCGACGCGCTCGCGCCAGCGATCGAACACGACGAGTCGGCTCGAACGAAAACCGAAGTCGACGGCGAGGAAGCCGTGATCGACGGGCGCACTGGCGGCGTGAAAGAACGGCCGCTGATTGAGTCTGCGGATTCAGACGACGCCGTGCTCGCGCATCTCGCGCGCTGCGTCGAAAAGGAAGCGCGTTTACGGACTGCCGCTAATCGCGCGAAGAACGCGCTCTCGAAGGCGCATAAAGAGACCGAAGCGGCGCAGCAGCATGCCGCGGAGCACTACGCCCGGAGTCGGCAGCTCGTCATGGATCTGACGACCGGCGGCACCGATCCGGAAGAGGACGAATGATCAGGGTAATCGGTTTCGACCCGAGCCTCACCAGCTACGGTCTCAGCGACGGCGAGCGGCACGTGCGCATCAAGACGACGCCGGTGATGGGGTCGACGTATCATCGGGTGCAGCACATCTTCGCAGAGATCAACGGCTTCGTGGGCACCGTTCCTGCCGACAGTTTTCTGTTCGTGGTCGAGGGTCCGTCGTACGGATCGGCGATGATGGCGGGCGCATCTGCTCAGTTCGACGCCGGGTATCTGATGTGTCGGTTCGACCAGCTCGCGCGTCAGTATGGCGCGACCCCTCACGTCATTCAGCCGACGACCCTCAAGAAGTTCGTAACGGGCAGAGGAAACGCGAAGAAGGCCGAGATGCCGCTCGCGGTGTTCAAGAAATGGAAGATGGAGTTTGCCGACGATCCGGGGGGCGACAAGTTGCACGCCTACTGCCTGTTTCGACTAGGGGAGGCCATGCTGGCCGGAAAGTTTGTCGCGCCGATCGCGAAGCCGCGTGGAACTGCGGCGGCCGCGCAGCGCGAGAAGAAGCGCGCGAAAGCGATGGCCGTATGAGCGACGAGACGCCGCAAATGATGCAGGCGAACGAAAATCAGCGGGGACTTTACCACGGGGTTCGGGGTCACATTCGGAACGAGCAGTGCGAGACGTTGGTGCCGCCGTGCGTCGAATCTCCCGCGCCGCCTGAGCCGCACGCCCAAGCCGCCGCGCCGTCGTTGGCTGACGAGGGGATTGAACCGCGTATGAGCGATGAGAAGCCGCGCCGCATGATGGCGAACGTCGTCGAGGCGGCGTGGAACCCTCAGAGTCCGTGCGCTGTGGTACACGCCGAAAGCAGGGCGTGCGCTATCGAGCCAGCGTGCCAGCCCGTCGAATCTCCCGCGCCGCCTGAGCCGCACGCCCAAAACCCGGAGCATTGGCGCTCACGTTGCGAGATGCTCGAAACCGAGGTTGAGAGGCTACGTAAAGGAGCGATGCAACACGCAAAAGAGTGGATGGAATCTGCGGCCGAAGCGTTGGCGCAGGAGAACGAGAACGCGCGACTTCGCGCGGAGCTTACGGCCGAGCGAGATCGTCACGCCGAGGACCGTGCGATTGCTGCCGTCGTACGCGACTTTATAGCGCATCCCGCGCCGGGTAACATCGTTTGCCGCCCCGGTGATGTTTTACGCGGAGTGCTCGAAGAAGCAGCCGCGCGAAAGGCGAGTGAGAGATGAGCGCGCTGAAGCGAATTCCGATTGCCGCCGCCAAACGCATCGCCGAGGAATACGGCTACGACCAGGTTGTGATCTTCGCGCGCAAGGTGGAGTCAGCGCCCGGCTTCGGAGATGGCGGCGAGCACGTAACGACGTTCGGCAAAACGGTCGCGGATTGCGACGTAGCCGCCCGCATGGGCAATCACCTGAAGCGCGTTGTCGGTTGGCCCGAGGAACGTTGTAACGCTGTACCGGCTAGGATGAAGAACCGATGACCCCGCGCGAAAGCAGAGCGCATAACGCGAAGGAGAAACCATGATTGACGCAACCAAACTCCAGGCCGTGCTCGCTGCGATCATCGCGGCCGGGGCAGCGACGACGCCGCACGACCTCTCGGCGCAGCCCTGGCGCGACGCGCAGGAGAAACTCGACGCGGGGATCGTCGCGAGCGCCGACGACCAAGACCGAGGCGGTGCGGTGTGAGCGAGTTAAGGAACGCGACTCGTGGAAGGAAGCCGCCAATGACGCCGCTGGTGCATACGAATATGCCGAAGTGACGGAAAAAGAGAACGTGCGGCTCTACCGGTGGCCCTCTTGAGTCAGTGGGCAGATCTTAAGCCCGACGCTATCTGCGTTCGATGCGAGCATCGGTACGATGAGCATAATCTGTACTCGAATTGCGACTTTTGCGTTCGATGCGAGATAATACAGATTGCGCGCGATGGATTTCCGTCGTGGCCGAGCCCTGCGTATCACGACTTTGCCCCGCTTCGGCGTGCCGGCGGCGCGATGACGCCGCAAGAGGAGTGCGAGCTCTACGAAAAAGCGATGCGAGGCGAACTATGAAGCTCGCGACTATTCGTAATGATCGTTTGGACTTCCAGATCCGCCGGCTGCTGCTCCGCTTCGCATCGCGCCTCGTTGCCGATGCGCAGGCCAGCGGCCGCAATATTGGCGCGCAGATCGCGCCCGACCACAACCTCACCGTCTACGAGAAAGTTGACGTCCAATGATTGATTCTCAAACCGCCGCGGCCCTCACTGCGCAGCTGCGCGTGCTCGAGGCGATCGTCGCCGGGCAGCCTGCCGGGCTCGCCCTGGCCGACGCGAAGGCGGCCCTGGCGGCCGGAACACAGCCACAAGCCGACGATGCCGGCGGTGCAGCGTGAGCGCCGACCCGAAGCCGCGCCGCATGATGGCGAACGTCGTCGAGGCGGCGTGGAACCCTCAGAGTCCGTGCGCTGTGGTGCACGCCGAAAGCAGGGCGTGCGCTATCGAGCCAGCGTGTCAGCCCGTCGAATCGCCCGCGCCGTCTGAGCCGCTTCCCGAAGGCGTGTTCACCGACGCATTCTGCACATGCTTCGAGCGTGGGAAAGACGAGTGCCGTCGGCATTCGTCCTTGCAAAAGCCGCCCGCAACCTCACCGTCTACGAGAAAGTTGACGTCCAATGATTGATTCTCAAACCGCCGCGGCCCTCACTGCGCAGCTGCGCGTGCTCGAGGCGATCGTCGCCGGGCAGCCTGCCGGGCTCGCCCTGGCCGACGCGAAGGCGGCCCTGGCGGCCGGAACACAGCCACAAGCCGACGATGCCGGCGGTGCAGCGTGAGCGCCGACTCGAAGCCGCGCCGTGAGCCGCAAGTCGAAGTTGCCAATCCTACGACGCGCGTTGCCTGCGCTTTGCTGCGGTGGCGCGGCAGCGCGTCGAGCAGTACAGTGCCTCAGTACCCCTGGAGCGCGCGACGATCTTCCGCTCTTTCGAGATCGTCGCGCCGCACACGGTGCATTTTGGTGCGGCCACTAAAGTCTCGCGAACGCGGCATCGACGCACGCGTCGCAGCGCGACGTGACGTTGCCGACGTGGGCGGAGTGCCCCGCGAGCATGGCGCTTGCGTGGGCGACGTCGATGGCGAGCACCGAGCTGCATCCGCTTGCGAGCACGCGGCTATCACCCTCTGCGATCATGGCGTCGGTGTCGCGGGCGTCATGGAGGCTCCAGTAGCCGTCGCCGAGGTTGGATTCGATAAGTTGGAGCGTGTCGGGGATAGTCGCAAGAATTTGCATCTACTCGCCCACCACGTAGCAGGCGCGTCCGTCTACGTCGATTACGCCAGCGCCGCCATCGGTCTTAGCTGCCGCGATCGAGCGAGCCGTTTCGGATTGGGTCGCGGTACGGATGTATTCGCCGGTGTTGTAGTCGTGGAGGTCGTTGGTCGTGTGCGTCATGTTAGCTCCGGCGCTGTGCGCCATGTCGTTGCTTTGTGTCCACAGTATAGCATAGGACAGACGGGAGTGCAATAGGGTGAGGCAAGAAAATTTACAGCGCGACGAAGCCGCGCCGGTCGATGTGGCGACGATAAATGCACGGGCGAACCGGGTCGGATCGCATTTCCATGGCTACATCAATGGTGCTGGCTACGATGCGATGACGAAAGAAAGGCGAAGATAGAATGAATCAAGATTGCCGAATTGTTGACCGTCCGAATGTTCAGGGGTCAGGATTCTATGAAGCGTTAAAGCCTGGGGACCTATGTGAAGGACCGCCTGGCGTTATGCACGACATGTGGTCGTTTAGATGCCCCGTGTGCAATGAGTGTTGGACAATGAATACGTCAACGGTACATACAATCGTTCAACGCGCCCCGCTCACCGTTTCGCCTTCATGGTTGTGTCCGGCAGGTTGCCACTACTTTATTCGTGACGGGCGGACGGCTTAATGAGCGACGAAGCCCCGCCGGCCGATGTGGCGGCGTTGCGGGCGCTATGCGATGCGGCGACGAGCGAGCCTTGGATCGCGACGAAAGATTGGCACGGAATGTCTAGTCTTGACGGACCGTACATTTCCGTTCGCTACGACGAAGGCGACTACCATCCGGTTGTAGACAGCGACGACGCAGCGTTCATCGCCGAAATGCGAACCGCCGCGCCCGCGATGCTCGGTGAAATCGAACGACTTCGCGAGCAGCTAGCGGCCGAGAAGCGGCGAGTGGAGCGCGTGCGGGCGTTGCAGTCATTCGAGGTTTCACAGAGTGGCACGTTCGCGATATGGGATGCCGACCTCGAAGCCGCGCTCGCGGACGAAAGCGAGGCGCAGCAATGAGCGACGAGGCGATGACGCCCGAAGAAAACTCAGCGGTCAACGACGCGCGAACGGCATGGGTTCACACGGAGCCTGGCAGGTTCACGATCGAAAAAGCGTTTCGCGCAGCCTGGCTCGCCGCGCGCCGCTACTATCGCGCCGGAAAATCCGAAATCGACGACATGAGCGACTCCTATGCGGAGATCGAAAGGCAACTTTTGATAGCGCATCCAGAAAGCGCGATTCTCCCGCACCATTCTCAGCAGATCATTCGCACGCTCTTAGACGATCTTTACAAAGCGCGTGCTGCCGACCGCGCCCGTAACGACCGCATCGCCGCCGTGGTGCTGAATCCGACCGAGGACGAGGCTAAAGCAATTCAAGACGCGGCGCATGGCACAACGTATGCGCGGGCAGCCGAATTCACGCGTGAGACGATTATGCGCCTCGCCGATGAGCGCGCTGCGGAGGGCGGGAAGTGAAGTACTTATCCGTATGCAGCGGAATCGAAGCCGCGACCGTCGCGTGGCATCACCTCGGGTGGGAGCCGGTTTCGTTCGCTGAAATTGAACCCTTTGCAAGCGCGGTACTCGCGCATCACTGGCCGGCGGTCCCAAACCTCGGCGACTTTACCAAGATCGGAACAGACGACGTTGGAGCAATCGACCTTCTCGTGGCGGGCACCCCTTGCCAAGATTTCTCGGTTGCGGGACTGCGAGCTGGATTGGCCGGAGATCGAGGCGCGCTCACCATCGAGTTTCTTCATCTCGCTAGACGCTTGCGCCCCGAGTGGCTGGTCTGGGAAAACGTCCCCGGTGTTCTGTCTGCGGACGGAGGACGAGCGTTTGGAGCCTTCCTCGGGCTCTTGGAAAAACTCGGGTATGGGTTCGCCTACCGCGTTCTTGACGCTCAGTACTTCGGAGTTCCCCAGCGGCGCCGGCGCGTGTTCGTTGTCGGACATTTTGGAGACTGGCGACGTGCCGCAGCGGTACTTTTTGACAAAGAAAGCTTGTGCCGGAATTCTCCGCCGAGCCGCAAATCGCGGGAAGACGTTACCGGTACTCTTGCACGCCGCTCTACGGCAGGTGGCGGGCTCGGAACCGATTTCGATCTAGGCGGCGGGCTCGTCACTTATGGGCTTGCAAGTGGTGGCCCTGATTTAGCGCATGCTCAAGCAGGTTGGCTTATTGCTGAACCTTTAACCGGCAGGGCGTACGCGGATCGTGGTAGCGACGCAAACCTTATTGCAAACACGCTTGCTGCGAATTCGGATACCATCGGCAGTTTGCGTGCAGCAAGCGGCGGCTCGACCCGCGACCTTATCGCGTTCTCGTGCAAAGACCACGCGCAAGACGCGGGCGATACGTCGCCGACGCTGCGCTCGATGAACGAGGTCGACGGGCACGCGAACGGCGGCGGGCAGGTCGCCGTCGCCTTTCAAACCTCGCAAAGCGGCACGTCACATGAAGGAGCATCGTCGGCCGTCCGTCGCTTGACCCCCAGGGAGGCGGAGCGCCTTCAAGGATTCCCCGACGACTTCACGCTCGTCCCGTATCGCAAGAAGATGGCAGCCGATGGCCCGCGCTACCGCGCGCTCGGCAACAGCATGGCCGTGCCCGTGATGCGTTGGATCGGCGAGCGCATCGCGATGGTGGAAAGCGAGGCCGAGAAGCGACGCGTCGAGCGCGTGCGGGCGTTGCAGTCATTCGAGGTTTCACAGAGCCGCTGACGTCGAGGGTTCAATTCCCGCGCGATCGGCGCACCCGTTCCTTCGCCGCCTCGTTACACTCCTCGCAGGTCTTCAGCCCGGGTCGCGCCAGCCTAACGAGGCAGACGATGCAGATCCCCGGGGCCGCCTTCGCGCGTTTGGTCCGCTGGTACAGCGAGTATGGCCGTTTGCGCGCTTTCTTCGCGATCTTGCGCTTCGGCACGCTAGAGCGACACGCGCAAAGCCGTCATGTCTTCGAAGGTCGCGCGCAACCCGGCGACGTTCGCGTACCGGGCGGCGAGGTGTCTGCCGCGACCAGAGTACGTGGTCACGCGGTATTCGTCGCCGAGGACGAGCGCGACGGTTACGCGCCCGACGTTCTTGCCGTTGCGCGGGAGCCGCATCGTCAGGCTGTCGTCGTTGCCGACGAGGTCTTTCGCGCCCGTCATTATCAGGAACCGGTTTCCGCCGAGTTGCTGGAGGATCGTCGTCGCCACTGCGATCGCCATCAGTGGGCAGCGACTGCGATGATGCCTGCGGTGATGTAGGCGTCGACCGTTTTGTTCGCCCATGCTTCGATCTCGGCGTCGGTGTGGCGGTCGAGTATCTTGCGACCTGCGGCGAGCATTTTCTCGAAGGCTTCGTCGCGGCTCGCGACGATCTCGCGGGGCTGGCGGTTCTTGCGTGCGTTCTTCATGGGCACATGGTACAGTAACAACGTAAGGACTGTCAATATAGTTCGCGACAATTATTTTAGGACGCGAGTCGACAAGCACCCTGATCTCGAGGGGACCCACATCAGCGGGAAGGGCGGGAAGCGGATTGCGAGTAGCCATGAAATGAACATAGTTGAGTAACAGATGTGTTTCCTTCCGGCAAGGCGGCACGCGCGCGTCAGAGAACCATCCGGTCATGAGCAATCTGCCCGAAGATCCCAAGCCCACGGACACGGCGGTCCCGAGCGGTACCGATACGGCGGTTTCCGAGCAGGAAGCGCCCACAAGAAGCCCGGCCACGCCCGCAGAAGCACTCGCGGACCGCTGGCGCGGGAAACGCACGTAAAGGGGCAGACATGAGGCGATATGGGCAACGAGCCCGCAGAAAAAACGGCTAAGCCTCCAAGCAAAGCCTTAGCCAAGAAAAACCTGGCGGCTTCGTCTCCCGAAACGTCTCGCGCGGGCAAAACCGAAAAGCGCGGCGGGTTGAGATCGACGACGCGCGTGCCGGGCTGGGGTGGACCGGCCAAGGGTGCCGGCAAGATCATCCCGACGAAAAAGCTCGACGGCCCGGGCCCTGGCCGCGGCAAGTTCTCAGTTGCGGGCGAGGCGCGCAAGGAGCAGACGTACCGGCGCGTCGAGACACTCATGGAGCTGCTGTGGGAAATAGCGAACAACCGTGTGGAGCAGACTGCCTCCCGGATCGCGGCGGCAAACCACCTGCTCAATCGGATCCAAGGATTGCCGGTTCAAACGGTGATCTCAACGACGACCGACGACTTCTCGATGATGACCGATGCTGAACTCGCCACCGACCTTGAGAGACGAAGCGGAAAAGTACGCGCATTCCGAGAGGCAGTTATGGGCACGGACCTGCCGGGCGAACCTAACAGCGTGGACGATTGAGGCCCTAGATCACTTAGGCTATCGCCCGGCCCGCCATCATCTCGCGCTGTTGCGTCAGCTACACCGAGTGGCATCGGGCGAAATCGATCGGTTGATGGTTCTGATGCCGCCGGGCTATGCAAAGAGTTTGTATTGCTCGGTGCTTTTCCCGGCGTGGTTCCTTGCCCAGGACTCCTATATTGACGTTATCGGCGCGAGCCATGCGAGCAGCTTAGCGGAGGAGCTTAGCGGTAAGATCCAAGACGAGATCCGGCGGAACTCGTCGATCCTCGGCTATGGGCTTATGACCCAAAGCGTCGAGCGCTGGAAGACGACGAACTCGGGCGTTTACCGAGCCGCCGGCGTCGGAGGGTCGATTACCGGCCGGCGATCGAACCTCACGATCATCGATGACCCGATCAAGGGCGCCGCGGAAGCCGAATCGTTGACGATTCGGGAGGGCGTCTGGAATTGGTATCAGGCTGAGGTCTACACTCGTAAAAAGGCCGGTACCAAGAACCGCATCATCGTGATCCAAACGCGCTGGAATCAGGACGATCTCGCGGGCCGACTGCTCGAAGCCGCAAAGTCGGGCGGCGATCAGTGGACAGTGCTCCGGTTCCCGGCGATCTGCGATTCCGCCGACGATCCGCTTGGCCGGAGGATCGGAGAAGCGCTGTGGCCCGAGTATGAGGACGAGGCCACGCTCGCGACTGTGCGCGCGAACGTCGGCCCATATGTGTGGGGGGCGCTGTACCAGCAAGACCCGCAGCCGCGAGGTTCCTCGTTCTTCAACATCGACGATCTGCTCGTCGGCGGTCAGCCCGTGCCAATGCCCGACAAGTGCGATACCGTTTTTGCCGTAATCGACACTGCCATTAAGTCAGGTACCCAACACAACGCGACCGCAGTGACGTACTGCAGCTATAACTCGTTGACGAAACCGACGACGACGCTCATTCTCGACTGGGACATCGTGCAGATCGAGGGCGCGGCGCAAGCCGACTGGCTGCCGAGCGTGTTCGCCCGGCTCGAGGAACTCGCGCGTCAGTGCGGCGCGCGCCGTGGAGCTGCGGGCGCCATGATCGAGGACAAGGCGACCGGGACCGTATTGCTGCAGCAGGCGGCTAACCTACGCGCGCAGGGCGTCCATTCGCCCGCGTGGGCGATCGATTCGAAGCTGACCTCACTCGGAAAAGACGAGAGGGCCATAGCCGCTCAGCCGTACGTGATCGCGCAGGGAATCAAGATCACCGACGAGGCGTGGAACAAAACTAAGGTTCACAAAGGGCGCAGCGCGAACCATCTGGTCACGCAGGTATCAGGGTTCCGGATCGGCTCGAAGGCGACCGACGGGCTCGATCTGCTCGATACGTTCTGCTACGCCGTGTCGATCGGGCACGGAACGGCATCCGGGGAAAGGCGAGGCATCTGATGACTCTGCATCGCGAAATGACTGTTGGCGAGGCGCTTCTGCGGCAGTGTTCTTACTGCGCAGCGCTCGAAGCGTTTGGCCTTGTGCACAGCGCCGTCGTGACTGGATACGACTTCGATCGCGAAACCCGTAATCTGATGATCCATGAAACGATCGTACCGCTGGTGCCGACTTCGATCGTGTTCACGATCTCATGCTGCAGTCGTCGTTCGATTACATCGTTCCGGTGAAATTCTAGTGTTCGAATCAGGCATCTCGACCGATTCCGGTTTCGCCAACGTCGGGATCGCGAACATGGGCTCGGAGCTGATCCAGCTCCTTATGGCCGAGGACATCGTGCCCGGCGAGTCCCCCGGCTACCAGCTTTGCAAAACGCTCTATAGCTTTCACCCGCTCGGCGCGATCTTGGCCGAGGCGCCCATCAAGCGCGCTCAGGGTCAGGCCCGCATCATTTCTTGCCCCGTGCCGGGCGAAGAGCGAATCGTGAAGCGTTTCGAAGAGACCTGGAAGACGATCGGCAAGATCGGAGCGACCAAGATCATCCGGAACCTGATGACCCTCTCGCGCGTGTACGGGATCGCGTCGATCGCCGTCGGCGAGCGCGGCAAGGATCCGAAGACGGCGCTCGACATCAACAACCTCGACGAGAGCAAGCTGTTCTTCAACGTGCTCGACCCGCTCAACACCGCCGGCAGCCTCGTGCTCAACCAGAACCCGAACGACGAAATGTTTCTGAAGCAAGGCACGATCTACGTAAACGGCAAGGAATGGCATCCGTCCCGCACGATCGCCATGCTGAACGAAGATCCGCTCTATATCGAGTGGTCGACGTCAGCTTTCGGGTTCGTAGGCCGCAGCGTGTATCAGCGCGCGCTGTTCCCGATGAAAACGTTCGTGCAGACCATGGTCACGGATCAGATGGTTACCCAGAAAGCTGGGTTACTTGTCGCGAAAATGCAGACCCCTGGCAGTTTCATCGACAACGTGATGCAGTCGATGTTCGGCTGGAAGCGCACGCAGATCAAGGCGGGCGTGACGAATCAAGTCCTGTCGATCGGGATCGAAGAGGGCATCGAGACGCTGAACATGATGAACCTCGAGGGACCGGCCAGATTCGCGCGCGAGAACTGCATCAAGAATATCGCTTCGGCTGCGGGCATGCCGGCGTCCATTATCGCGCAGGAGACGTTGACCGAGGGCTTCGGCGAGGGATCGGAAGACGCGAAAAAAGAGGCATCGTATCTCAACGACGTGCGCGAGGGCATGGAACCCGCCTATGCGTTTCTCGATCGGCTCGTGCAGCGGATCGCCTGGACGAAAGACTTCTATGCCGCTTTATCTCGCGATTACCCTGAATACCGGTCTGTGGCGTACGAAACTGCGCTGCACGATTGGATGCGAGCCTTCAGCGCGTCCTGGCCTAACGTTCTCATCGAACCTGAATCCGAAAAGGCTAAGGCGGCCGACGTCCAGTTCAAGAGCGTGATCGCGCTGCTCGAGACGATGGGCCCGGAGCTCGACCCGGAAAATAAAGCAAAGCTGTTCGCGTGGGCTGCTGAGAACGTCAACGAGCGCGAAGAACTGTTCGCGTCGAAGCTGGACATCGACGACGAGCTGCTGAAGACGTTCCTCGAGGAAAAGGCGACCCAAGCGAAGGCTGCTCTCGAGACCGGCGCGGACAAAGAACCGGGAGAGCCGGCGGCGTTTTCCGGGAGGTCGTAAGTGGCGCAGTCGCGCTTTCGCACGCTGCTGCTCGAGGCGCTGCGCTATTTCGAAGGCCGCGGATACACAAGCGAGGCGGAGCTGCAAGATTGGCTGATGCGCCTGAGCTACGCGCTCGAGCGAGAGGTGCCAAGCGATCAGCAGACGCGAGCTGAGTTAGGCGCGATTCTCTCGACGATCTACAAGCGTGACGTCGATCGCATGGGCGTTCAGCGCCGCGTACCGGGGGTGACACGCTACACGATCGACCGGATCGCGCCGCAGCTGCGCGCGGAGCTCGACCGCCGTATCTTCGCTGCGGCAGATCTCATTCGGCTCAACAAGGCCGCCGCGAAGCAGAAAACGTTGCAGCGCTTCTCGGGGTGGGTGACGTCGGTTCCACCGGGTGGCGGATCGACGACGCCCGTACGCGAGGTCGCGGCAAATGTCGTAAAGCCGACCGCGCAGCTGAAGTTCGAGCAGCGCCGTGTCGCGATCGATCAAGGCCATAAGCTCTCTGCGGCCGTCGCGCACGTGGTCGCACAGGGGCAGGGCGCGATCGCAGGCATCTGGCACGACCGCGGTGAGTACGATCACGGATACGACGCCCGGCCCGAGCACCTCGCGCGATCGGGCAAGCTGTTTCTCGTGCGCGACTCGTGGGCGCTGATCGAGGGGCTCATCAAAAAAGGCGGGCTCACGTACTACGACGAGATCGATCAGGTGGCGCAAAAGCCGTATTGTTCGTGCTTCATGACCTGGATCGTGACGCCGCGGGATGTTCCGGCCGAGCTCCTGACGGCGAAGGGGCGCGCGTGGGTCGACGGGCGCGGCTGGGTGGCTAACATCGGGCCGCGCACGGATGCGCTGCTAACCTAACCCTCAGCGAACTCTCGCCACGGGCGTGCGGGGCGTGATAGCATAGCGGCACTTACCCTGAGTCTGTGAGGTACTCATGTCCGATACCGAAGTCGAAGAGCCGGACGAAACGCCGGCGGATCCCGTCGTCGAAGAGCCCGAAGCGCCCGAAGACGCCGAACCCGAAGATCCCGCCTAGTCTTACCTCGTCGTCAGGGTAAGCGGTTCGAGGCTCCCGTTTTGCCGTGCGGGGGCCTCGTTCTCGTTTCGGGCGAAAGTGGGGGCATGAGCGAGCAACAGAAACCCGAGACAGTGATCGGCAGCCCGGAGCACGCGCAGGCCATGCGCGACTGGGAACGCAACATGCGCCTTCAGCCGACGTTCGAACACGATCGCAAGTTTGAGATCGGTCGCACGAAGCCAGATATTATCATGGGGCCGAAGGGCGACGAAGACGCCGACGTCGGCTTCCAAGGACCGCAAGCGAAATAGCGTCTGACGTGGCCGACCTTACCGACTTCGAGACCGCCGAGGCGATCCGCGACGAGAAATTGCCGTCTCCGACGAAATACGGCGATTTTTACTTATTTGATTTGAGGGTTACCGGAACCGGACACGCCTACCGCGATAGTCTCGACGAGTGGGCGATTCGCGATCCGAAGCTCTGGCTGCACGACGATTTCGTGAAGCGCGTGAACGGTCTGCCCGTGATCTTCGAGCATCCCGAGCGCAGCGGGCTCAACAGCGACGAGTTCAAAGAGCGCGCGATCGGCACGGTCATTCTTCCGTACGTCAAAGGCGACGAAGTGTGGGGGATCGCGAAGATCTTCGATGCCGACGCCGCCGAGCTGATGCAGACGACGCACGTATCCACAAGTCCGGGCGTTACGCCCCCACAGGGGTCCGAGGCCACGGAACTGAAAGATGGGACGAAAGTTTTAGCCGAGGGGCTTCCGCTCATCCTGGACCACCTTGCCGTTTGTGAAGCTGGGGTCTGGGATAAAGACGGACCTCCCGAGGGCGTTCGACTCGACCGAAAGGGCAGTGTAGTGACCGAAGAAGAGAAAAAGGCACTCGAGAAAGAGCGCGACGACGCGAAGATCCGCGCCGACGCTGCCGAGTCGGAGCTCAAGGAGGTAAAAGCCGATAAGGCGCGCCGCGACGCCGAGGAAAAAGAGCTCGAGGACAAGCGTCGCAAAGACGCCGAGGAGTCCGACAAAGAAGAGCTCGCGGCCATGGAAAAAGAGAAGGCCGACAAGAAAAAAGACTCCCGGAAATCGCGCCACGACAAGCACGACGGCGATATCATGGACTGCGCGAAGTGCGATTCCGAGGAAAAAGAAGAGGCCGACAAAGCCAAGAAGGACGCGGCCGCCAAGGAAGAGATCGACGCGAACGAGGGGACCAAAGAGATCCACGATTCGAAGGCGTTGCGCGAAGAGCTCGAAGCGACGAACAAGCGGTTCAGCGAAATGGCGAGTCAGCTCGCAGCGCTGAGCCGCCCCCCGTCGATCGAGGACACCGACGCGATCGCGAAGTCGTTCCACCGCGCCGACGCCCTGTTCCAGATGCTCGGCGAGAAGACGCCCACGGCGATGCCGGGCGAAAAGCCGATCGCGTACCGCCGCCGGCTTGCCAACCGGCTGCGCCCGTTCACCGATTCGTGGAAGAATTACGCGTTCCACGACGCGCAGCACGCGCAGGACTTCGATCTCGTCGAGCGCGCGATCTATGCCGAAGCCGAGGCGCACGTGAACAAAACGGTCGAGGATCGGCCGGGCTTCCTCCAGGAGCTGGTCGATCGGCACTCGATCCCGGGCAAGGTCAAAACGACGTTCCGGGGCGATTCGCGCGCGGCATGGCTGCCGTTTATGCCGCCCGTCCAGCGGTACATCGTCGGGTTCAACCGCAACCCGAACAGCTCGGCCCCCCGCTAGGAAAGGCGCTCTAACACATGGCCGCAACCATTACGTTCAACCCGTATGCCACGAGCGTCTCGCAAAGCTCGTTCCTGCTCCAAACGGACGGTTTCGTCCAGGGCGTCTTCCTCGACAGTCCGACGACGCGGTACGCGCTCGAGGGCGGGTATGTGGCCGCCTCGCAGGCGACCCCGATTTGGGGCGGTCTGCCGCTCTCGATCGTGGTGCCCGCTCCCGGCGCCGGCGGGTCGTCGTCCAATCTCGGCGCGGCGGTTACGCTCGCGACGGCGCTCGCGAACATCGATGGGTGGTCGCTGCTGAACCAGTCATCGGCGGGCGTCATCACCTCGACGTCGCCTTCGCCGCTGTATCCGAGCGGCGCGTCGATCAACTTCGGCCGGGTCGGCTCGGGGATGCTCGTCTGCCTGCCGGTGAATCCCGCGGCGGTCAACACGATCGCGAGCGGCGCGTCGAACCAAGCGATCTACTGGAACTACACGAACAATTACGTCGACGTCACGGGAACCGGAGCGCTCGGTCTGCAGATCTACGCGCTCAACACCAATTCGAAGACCATCTCGTACAACACCGGTACGGGTGCAGCGTCGTGGGTCAACGGTGGCTCCGTCATCGTCGTGAGGATTTAGTCCGTGCCGAGTATTTTTAACTCACGCGCTCTCGTGCATCCGCATTTCATGGAGCCGGATCTGATCATCACGCAGGCGCAGCCGTCCGGCTACATGGACGTGCTCGCCGGCCGCGGTCTACGCGTCAAACTCGGCCCGGTCGATAAGGTGATCTACATCAACCGGATCGACGTTCGCACGCAGGTGAACGCGAATCAAGCGAGTTCCAATCAGCTGCCGAGCGCAACGCTCGTCGGCGATTTCTTGCAGACCGCGACCTACAACATTCGCACCCGCCAAGAGTACAGCGAGTTCGACGTTGCCGAGGCCGGCGAGTGGAACATCGCGCTTCCGGCAGCGTACCGGCTCGCGATGCGTCAGGGCACGTTCCAGTATCTGCGCAACGCGGCGCTCTACGGCATCAACGCAACGAACGCCGAAGGGCTTCTCAACACACCCGGCGCCACGGTGACGAACCTCCCGCCAGACTCGTTCGGCGACACGACGATCTCGACGTATGATGCCGGGCAGCTGACGCTGTTCTTCATGGGCCAGATCAACTCGATGCTCTCGACCATGTATCAGCTCGGCACGCCGCAGCGGATCGTGTTCCTCGGGCCGCAGCGGATCATCGGGCAGATGGAGCTGCAGAATATCATCCAGGTGACGTCCTACCAGCGTCCCGGAGCCGGCACGGCCACGACCGCTCAGGCGATCACGAAGATCGCCAAGGAATTCGGTTACGAGATCGAGTGGGCGTACGACGACACGCTGATCGGCGTCGCCGGAAACTACGGCGGCACGGCAGGCGCGGACGTCGTGCTGATGGTGATCCCGGAGCTCAACGTGCCGACGATGCCGGGGATCAACACGAACGAGTTCGCGACGCTTTCGCCCAACCTTCAGGCGAACACGATGCAGTATGCCGACGTCGTGGCACCGGTCGAGGTGACAACGCCGATCGTGGAGGGCATCGACTTGACCTCGACGATGCGCGCGTCGTCGGGCTGGTCGCCGCGAGCGCAAGCAGTGCGGATCCTGGCGCTGCCGCACTAAGCCATGGCCGAACTGTACGTTTCGAATCCTCTCCTGCAGCACTACGAATTCAACTACCGCATTCCGGGCAAGGAGACGCCGCGCACGCTGCGGATCGGTGCGGGCCGTCAGGAGAAGTTTCCCGAGCAGCTCGAAGGGCTCGCGCTCGCGGACGTGATCAGGCAGCTCGAGCGGTACGGAGCCGTGCCCGAGAGCGAATTGACGCTGATCACGAAACCGAACGCGCTCGTCTACCGCGTTGCGAAGCCGATTCAATCCGACGCGATCGACGAGGCGCGCGCGCTCGATCAGGAGGCCCGTCAGGAGCTGGCCGGCGCGAAGATGGAAGAGTCCGGGCTCAAAGCGTTCGGCGCCGCGCAGGCGACGCTGCAGCAGAACGGCATGGGCAGCGCGGCGGAAGCGCTCCAAGAGACGAGCGTCGAGATCATCGAAGTTACCGACGTGAAGACCGTTC